AACGGGGCTTGAAACAGGAACTTCCTGAAGCCCAGGTGCAACGTGATAAGGCGAAAGCCAATGATATTCTGGCAAAGATCAAGGAACAACTCCTTGCTCCAAAGGATATTCATGTCGTCGGCACGAATAGGATAATCCGTGGCTAGTAGTTCTGATACTGACTGGTGGGCTGCAATTAATGGCGACGAGAGCGCTCCGCAAACTCCTGAGGAGAGGTTGCGTGAGGATCTTCGTAGCGCTGTGCCGGAGTTGCAGGATACGGTTCAGAACTTCAACTTCGAAGCTGCACAGGTTTCCGAGTTGTGTAAGATGCATGTGGATTGGTTAGCTGGAACAGCTATGCCGGCTGTGTACGAGTTTGGATTTCCGCCAGTGCTTAAGGCTGCGTGGCAGCTTCTTACTCAGTTAGCAGTCAAGTTTAAGGACTTCTCGCAAGTTGCTTTAGGCATTCCACGTGGACACGGCAAGACGACACTAGTTAAGTTGTTTATTCTTTGGTGCATTCTTTTCACTCAAAAGCGTTTCATCCTAGTTATTTCCTCAACCGAGAAGCACGCGATCAACATCGTTACTGACGTGTGTAAGATGCTAGATGAGCCGAATATTGTTAAGCTCTTTGGTAACTGGACCGTTGGTAGGGAGATTGGCCAACAAGCACTTAAGAAGTTTGCATTCCGACATCGCACTGTTATCCTTATGGGTATTGGCGCTGAAGGTAGTATTCGAGGCGTGAACCTAGAAAACGATCGCCCGGATGTTATGATCTTCGAGGATATTCAAACGAAAGAGTGTTCGCAGTCAGATGTTATGTCGAACAGTCTTATTGATTGGATGGTAGGTACTGCGATGAAAGCGAAGTCGCCAAGAGGCTGTCTTTACATCTTCTGCGGTAATATGTACCCTGGAAAGAACTCTATCCTCAAGAAGCTTAAGGGGATGAAGAGTTGGATTAAGTTTATCTCAGGTGCAATACTAGCAGATGGTACCGCTCTCTGGCCTGAACTTAGGTCTCTGGAGTCGCTCATTGACGAGTTTAATAATGATATCGAAATGGGCAAGCCTGAGATTTTCTTTGCAGAAGTGTTAAATGACACCGAGGCGGGGATTAATACTCGTTGTGATTTAACACTTATTAAGCAGTGGCCTTATACCCCAGAAGATCAGCCTCAAGGTAAATTTATCATAATTGATCCAGCGAAAGGTATAGCAGGTGGAGACGACGTTGCCATTGGTTACTTTGAGGTATTTGATGGTTTGCCGGCGCTCGTTGAAGTTATCGAGGAGACGCTATCTCCTGGCAACACAATCAAGAAAGCACTCCTGCTAGCTTTGCAACATAACTGTAAGGTTATCGCGGTTGAGGGCACAGCTTATCAAGCGACGCTACTCTATTGGTTCAGTGTCGTAACCGAGCAGTTGCAGCTGACTGGCTTTCATTTCGTGGAAGTATATACGGGAAATAACTCCAAGAATAGCCGTATAGCCACGACGCTTAAGTCGCTAACTGCTAATGAAATCCTTCTCCATCCTAGTGTCCGTAGTATCGCTATTCGGCAGATAAGCAACTGGAACCCTCTCAGACGTAACAACGTTGATGGTATTCTGGACTTGCTTACCTACTCTCCGAAGGTTCTCGAACTGTACGGGCACTTAGTCGCAACCGAAACCGATCCCGAGCACATGGAAGCTAGCGAAGCTTCTGTGGAAGAACACACTCATATGTTCTAAGAGGCAAGCAATCATGGCTCCGAATACTCAAATCACGGTTATTAATCCTGACACTGAGAAGGCCATTCTTCTGTATTCGCAGAAGGCTCATGAGCTTCTTATGAACCAGTTCTCGCTTCGCAACGCGCTGGAGCAGACTGACAGGTACTATATGCGCGAGAAGGACTATACGGAGGCACAACTTCGTGCTCGGATTGCGAACCGTATCGGAGACGCTAATCACATTCAGGATGTAACTGTCCCGATTGTGATGCCTCAAGTTAGAGCTGCGCTGTCTTATTTCATCAACGTGTTCCTTACTGGCTATCCGATTTTCGGAGTTAGTAGCGATCCGGCAAACGAGGACGCGGCACTCCAGCTAGAAACTGTCATTGCCGAGAATGCTATTACCGCAGGATGGGCACGCCAGCTCATTATGTTCTTCATTGACGGACTTAAGTACAACCTGCATGGTGTAGAGCTAGAGTGGCAGCAAAGAAACTCCTACTCGCTTGAACAGTCAACAGGTACTAACTTTGTCCGCAAACCGAAGAATACGACTTGGAAGGGCAATGTCCTTCGTCGCTGCGACCTCTACAATACCTTCTTCGATCCTCGCGTTCATCCTTCCGAGATACACAGCGAAGGCGAGTACGCAGGCTACATTGATATGTACTCTCGTACTCGCTTTAAGAAGATGATGAACGATATGTTCGGGCAGATTAGCCCAGACGTAGTTAAGCGAGCCTTTGAGTCTGGACCTTCCCCTGGGGGCATGACTGGAAGTGGCTCACCATTCTCGTACTATGTTCCTCTGATTAACCCCTATCCTATCATGGCACGTCAGAACGTAATGACGTTCGACTGGATGGCCTGGGCAACTGCGTCGATGGCTAATCCGCAGAGTCAGGGAATTAAGTACCAGAACGTCTACGAGTTGACGAAGCTCTATGCTCGTATTATCCCAGCAGACTTCGGTTTAAAAGTTCCTGAGAGGAATACTCCGCAAGTCTGGAAGTTCATCATTGTGAACGGGCAGGTAGTTCTCTATGCCGAACGCCAGTCTAACGTGCATAACTTCATACCTATGTTCTTCGGTCAGCCCTTGGAAGATGGTCTCGATTATCAAACGAAGTCGTTTGCTCAAAACGTTTTTGATATGCAGGATATTGCTAGTGGTATGTGGAATGGCTACATTGCTAGCAAGCGTCGTTTGGTGGGAGACCGTGTTCTTTATGATCCTCTCCGGGTCGCAAAGAAAGATATCAATTCGACCAATCCTGCCGCGAAGATACCAGTTCGTCCCTCTGCGTTTGGTAAACCTGTCAATGAAGCTGTCTACCAGTTCCCTTACCGCGATGAGGCTACTCAGACTCTACTTGATGGTGCAACCCGAGTTATCGCCTATGCAGATAAGATTAATAACCAGAACCCTGCAATGGCTGGTCAGTTTGTGAAGGGTAATAAGACCAAGTACGAGTATGACGATATCATGGGGCATGGCAACTCTGGTAATCAAGCTATGGCTATGATGACGGAGATGCAGGTATTCACGCCGCTGAAGGAAGCAATTAAGTTGAATATCCTTCAGTACCAGGAGCAGGATACGCTTTACAATCGTGACAAGCAGAAGTCTGTGCAGATTAAGCCAGAGGCGCTTATTGAAACTAGTCTCCACTTCAAAGTCAGCGATGGCTTGACGCCGAAGGAACTGGAGATGAGTGAGGATGAGTTCCAGACTGCGCTGCAAGTTATTGGCAGTAACCAGCAGATTTCTGGAGACTTCCAAGCTGGTCCTTTGTTTGCGTACTTCATGAAGCTTCGTGGCGCAGACTTGTCGCCTTTCATGGCTGACCCTGTGCAGAAGGAAGCTGACCAGAAGTTCCAGCAGATGCTTAGCATCTTGGTTCCGGCGGTGGAGAAAGGAGTTATTTCTCCTGACTCCCAAGCTCTGAAGAACTGGCAGAACTTCTTCCAGTGGCTCCAGGGAGCACAAGCTCAGATTGAACAGCAGGTGCAGAAAGAAGCACAACAAGAACAACAGCAGCAGCAAGGATCGTAACCATGAAGGAGGTAACTGGACTCTTTACTAAGTATGAGTTCTCGGAAGATGAAGCAGAGATGGCTAAGATACTTCCTGCTCTAAACCGAGCATTCATACAGAATGAAATGGCTACCAAGGCTGAGGAAAAAGCAACTCTCAAGCCCAATCGGCCAGAAGATAATGTAGCCGTTATGTGCGAGATGCACTATGCAACTGGCTACATCGAAGCACTACAGTGGATACTTATGATGAGCGACAACGCCAAGCAGGATCTTCAAAAGCGACTTGAAGAAGAAATGCGGGCGAAAGCACTTAACCCCCAAGCGGAGTAACTAGTTATGGCTCTCGGAGACCTCTTCAAAGCTTTCAGTACGGGTGCTGGCAAGACTGCGGATCAGACTGCCGCGCTAATGGGAACTACTGCGCCGATGGCTTCTATGGCAGTTAGTTCACCTACAGTGGCTTCTCAGCCGAATAATCCTACTGTTCCTTCTAGCGCGACAGTACCTCCTAACAACCCTAACGATCCTGCTGCCTTGCGCGCTGGTGCTAATGGCGGAGGCGATGCATCCCCGCTGGACAAGTTCAACGACTTGTGGAAAGCTGATCCTAACGCAAAGCCTGTTGAGCACTCTATCCAACTTCCGTTCGATGGTAACAAAGTTCTGGAAGCTGCGAAGGGTGTGGACTTCTTGAAGAAGATTAACCCGGAATTGGTCCAGAAAGCCATGACCGGAGAT